AAAGCTCAAAGAGTATGGGAAGGAATAAAAGCGACTCCTGACTATATTAAAAAACATATTAAGAAAAAAGAGAAAAAAACAACAGTGAAGGAAACGGATCTTTTAAAAGGAAAAGATTATTATCCGCCAAAACCATAAAAGGAAATTAAAATGGCTAAAAAAACAAAAAAAGGTGATCGAACTAAATTATGGCACGGTGGACCTCATAACACAGGTCGAATGAATTTATTAGAACAAGAAGGGCGAATTAGAGCTGAACCTCAAACTAGAAATGTACGTGCTGAAGAAGCAAGAGTTACTGGAGAATTGAATCGAGGATTTAAAGACGGCAAAAGAGTTGCTAAAGCTAAAGGTGGCCGAACAAAGAAACAATTTGGTGGTGGATTCACTAGACCATTAGGTGGTGTAGGTGGTGTAGGTGGTGTAGGTGGTGTAGGTGGTGTAGGTGGTGTAGGTGGTGTAGATGTACCTATTAGACCCGCTGGCTATAAAGGTGGTGGGGCCGCAGTTCGTGGCTTTGGGAGAGCATTTACTAACGCTAAAAAAGTTTAATCTGCTTCTATGGAAGCCATAAACATTATTTATAAATTAAAAAAAGAAATTAAAGATCATTTAACTGCTTTAACTCTCGTTATTACATCGGGAGGTCTTGACAGCATCGATAAATACAAATATATTGTAGGACAAATCAATGCACTGGAATCAGTGCAACAGGCAATCTCTAGCCTGCTTGAACAAAAGGAGCAAGATGAACCAGAAGGAAACGTTGTCGACCTCAGTCCCTACGAAAAACGAAAAGCCTAAATTTGCGTTAGAAGAAAAGTATAGGGAACAAACTCAAAAATTACCTAAACCTACGGGTTGGAGAATCATTGTTTTGCCATTTAAAATGGGTGAGAAAACAAAAGGAGGAGTTGTTATACATGAAGCAGCTCTTGAACGTCAACAAGTAGCATCGCAGTGTGGTTTAGTCTTGGCAATGGGTCCCCAATGTTATAGAGATAAAGAACGATATCCTGATGGTCCATGGTGCAAGATTAACGATTGGGTTGTCTTTGCAAGGTATGCAGGATCGCGTATACATATTGAAGGTGGTGAGATTCGTCTTCTTAATGAAGATGAAATTTTGGCAATCGTGCAGGATCCCGAGGATATACTGCATGCATTTTAACATAGAAGGAGAAAAACTATGCCTGAAGAAGAAAAAGTAAAAGAAGAAAAAAAAGTAGAAGAAGAAAAAGATATTAAAAAAGAATCTATGGTTGATATCGATACCAGCGGACCTGGTGCCGATGTTGAATTACCTGAAGAAAAAGTAACCGAAGTAGAAGAGCAACCTGAAACGGAGGATAAAAAAGATGAAAAAACTAGTGAAGACGTTGCTGAGCCCGATGACACATCTAAGGAATCTGATATCAAGCCTGATGTTCAAACTGGCCAACAAAAAGAAGAAATAGAACAATATGGTGAAGGCGTAAAAAGAAGAATAGCAAAATTAACCAAGAATTGGCGTGAAGAAGAACGTCAAAAAAATGCTGCTTTAGATTATGCCAAATCAGTTCTTACAGAACAAAAAGATCTTAAAGAACGTTTAACCAAGCTAGATGGCACTTATACTTCAGAACTGGAAACAAGAATTAAAAAAGGTTTTGAAGGAGCTAAAGCTAAATTATCAAAAGCAATTGAAGCATCGGACGTTGATGCTCAAGTCCTAGCTCAACGAGATATTGCTCAATTAGCCATTGATGAAGCTAAATTAGCAGATCTAAAAGAGCGTCAGGAAAGGGCAAAAATAGTTAAAGAAGAAGCTTCTAAAACTAGAATGCCTGCTAATGTGGGAGGACCTATTGAACAACCCATGCCTATGGATCCGCAAGCACGACAGTGGGCGGAAAAAAATACATGGTTTGGTAAAGATGAGCCAATGACCTATACAGCGTTGTCTTATCATAAGAAAATGGTGGATGAAGAGGGTTACGATCCTTATTCAACTGATTATTATCAAGAAATTGATAAAAGAATAAAGGTTGCATTCCCCCAGAAATTTGGTAATAAGGAAGTACAAACGGAATCGTCTAGACCGACACAAATCGTTGGCTCAGCCACACGCAGTGTAAAAAAAGGACGCAACATACAGAGACTCACATCTTCTGAAGTAGCAATCGCTAGAAAATTAGGTGTGCCACTTGAAGACTATGCGAAACAAAAACTAAACATGACGAAGGAGGTTTAAGCATATGAAAAAAGAACATATGAAAAAAGAAGACATAAAACCCACTTCCCGTGCGGACTCAACTAGGTCAAAAACCGAAAGACCTAAAGTATGGGTTCCCCCATCATCTCTCGATACGCCCCGTGCGCCTGATGGATTCAGGTATCGATGGATAAGAGCGGAAAGTGTTGGCTTTGAAGATATAAAAAATATTCAAGGTCGTATCAGATCAGGCTACGAGTTAGTTCGATCTGATGAAATAGAAAACGCTTCCGATTATCCAGTAATCGAAGACGGAAAATACAAGGGGATAGTAGGAGTAGGTGGCCTTTTGCTTGCAAAGGTAACTGATGAGATCGCGCAACAACGTCAGGAATATATGGCACGTCGCCATTCTGACCGTAGTGATGCAGTAGAACACGATCTTATGAAAGAGCAGCACAAGAGCATGCCGATCAATGTTGATCGACAGTCTCGCGTAACTTTTGGTGGTACGAAAAAGAGTTAATTTTTTAACGATTTTTTTATCACGAAATTTTTATTAACCGTTCACAGGTAAAACTGTGAACATTTAGGAGAACGACAAACTATGGCTAATACAAGCACAACAGGATATGGGCTTAGAGCAATTGAGACTGTTGGTAATACACCAGCAACTCAAGGGCAATCTAAATACTCTATCTTGTCAGGTTTGGGCGTGCGAATCCTTAAGAACGAACCAATTGGACCACAAGACGGATCTGGTGATGATGGCTATATGCAAAGTATAGCTCCCACTACTATGGACGATGGTGGCACAGGCGGTACGGGCTGGGATGCAGATACAACTACTCCAGAAGTTTGTGTAGGAGTTTCTAACGGTGTTTTTTACATCGATGGAACTACAAGCAAACCTACGTGGGGTAATTCAGTAGCTGCGAGTCAAACATTCGCAACTAACCCAAATACAGGTAACAGCAATGGTTGGGTATTCGTTAATGATAATCCGTTTCAAGAGTATATGATAAGAGCAGATGCACAAGTAGGAGCTTCTTTAGCTCTTGCTCAAGCCGCTATGTTGGTTGTTTATATGAACCAAAATGCTGGTGGTGCTGGCTATCAAGGCCAATCACAAGCTACTCTTAATATTGCAGGTCACAACAATGGCTACATGTGGAAAATCGTAAGATCGGCAGAAGTGCCTAATCAAGAAGATCTTACAGTTTCAGGTGGTGGTTGTGATTTAGTAGTAGCTTTTAATACGGGTGCTAATCAATTCCTAAGAGATGATGCAGCATAAGGAGAAACTATGGCAATATCACGAGCACAATTAGTAAAAGAGCTTGAACCTGGTTTAAATGCATTATTTGGACTGGAATACAAGCGATACGACAACCAATCAGCTGAAATATACGTAACTGAAAACTCAGACAGAGCTTTCGAAGAAGAAGTTATGTTAAGTGGATTCGGTAATGCGCAAGTAAAAGGCGAAGGTCAAGGGGTATCATTTGATGATGCTCAAGAAACTTTCACAGCGCGTTATACTCACGAAACCATTGCTTTGGCTTTTGCAATTACAGAAGAAGCTATCGAAGATAATCTCTACGATAGAATCTCTTCTCGTTATACAAAAGCTTTGGCTAGATCTATGGCGAATGCTAAACAAGTGAAAGCAGTAGAACCTTTAATCAACGGTCTTCCGACTACGGATTCTTTTGATTCAGGTGATGGTGTTTCTTTGTTTAATACATCGCACACTACTTTGAATGGTAGCTTTCAAAATACGCTATCTACACAAGCAGATCTAAATGAAACTTCATTAGAACAAGCCCTAATCGACATATCAGGGATGACTGACGAAAGAGGTCTTAAAGTTGCAGCTAAAGGGGTGAAAATGATTGTTCCCCCTGAAAACCAATTCAATGCTGAAAGATTGATGAAATCTCAAGGTAGAGTTGGAACTGCTGATAATGATATTAATGCAATTGTGTCATTAGGAATGATTCCTCAAGGATATAGAGTGAATAATTACCTAACTGATACTGATGCATGGTACATCATCACAGACGTACCTAATGGAATGAAACATTTTGTTAGGGCAGCACTTAAAACTGCTATGGAAGGCGATTTCGATACTGGAAACGTAAGATTCAAAGCTAGAGAAAGATACTCATACGGAGTATCCGACCCTAGAGGAATCTTCGGCGTTGAAGGTGCGTAATTTAAACTAACTTAAAGGGGCGGCCTCAAAGTCGCCCCTTTTTATTTTTAAGGTATGATATGAAAAATTTCCGAGTACAAATCCATTATGAAGGCTATCGCGCTGAAACAACCGTGATGGCTGAAGACACTATAGAAAGTGTCGAAAAATCAATCCTTGACAAACTAGGAAGAAATGAGATAAAGTTCGAAAAAGATGGATTTACCAATGGTAAATGGATAACCTATGAGGAGGTTATAAATGACGGAAGACCTGTACATTACAAAACGGTCCTTGGAACTAGAGTGGCAACATGAGCATCTGAAGGAAGGCAAGCATAATATCAGGATGATTGAAATTAATAAAAAAATCCAGGATGTTATTAAAGAAATAATTGCCCAAGAGTTTGAAGAAGATACTCGTCAAACTAAAATAAACGAGGCCAAAGCCGAAGTTTCGATAGCCACTTAAGCGCTATCAAAAATCATCTAAATCTGTAGGGATACCTTGCGCCAAATTAAAATTTGGGGTATAAATAACTCACTATACAATTAATTTAAGAACATAGACGCGTATAGCGACGGCCTAGAGACTATGTTCAGAAACTAGGAGGATTAATCATGGCAAATACAACTTTTAACGGTCCAGTACGATCCGAAAACGGATTTATTGATATCGTTAAAGACTCATTAGGAAATGTTATCACTAGCATGAAACTGGAGCAGTACACTGCTACAGTAACTGTTGATAATGGCTCTACAACTGGAAAAGAAAGTGCAATTGCAATGCCAACAAATTTTATTCCATTGGCATGTACTGTTGTAGTAACAGTAGCAGCAACAAACGCAGTTAATCTTGACGATGTAGGATCAGATGCTGATACAGACGGTTACTTAGATGGAATCGGAGCTACATGTGCAGTAAATTCTACAGGGTTCAAAGGATTCTGGGTTTTAAATGGTGCATTAGGATTCATT